TGGCACATCATTACCACTTACAGGATCTACTGTGCCACCTTCCTCATTAAGTCCACCCTCTTGTAATAATTTTTTAGTTTGATCTTCCACAGCACCACCCTCTTGATATGTTGGATATTTTTTAGGATCGTACATTTTTTCAATCATAGGTTTATACGTCCCTCTTTGTACAGAATTTTTTACTAAGTTTTCTTCTTTTGTTACTACTTGTAAATTACTAGGATCATCTGACCCACCATTTGATTTAGGATTTACATGATCTACTTCATGCTTTACCCCTGTTTGTTTAGATAACTGTTTAGCAGTATCAAACATTTTTTTAGTTTGTTCTTCTACAGATCCACCCTCATTAAAATTTCCTGCTTTATAATATTCCTCCCATCCTCCTGGATAATCCTTTACACCTTTAGCAAGAACCATTTTACCTATTTGAATTACTTCATCTGCTCCTGTAACTGGAACAGATTTTGTTACTCCATCTTCTTTATATACTCTTACAAATGTACCTGCTTTTGCAGGATTAACACTTAGTTGACTCCACTCTGGATTATCAAAAACTCGTTCTGCGTATGCTTTTAATTTTCTAGGGTCATGATCTTGATATTCCCCATACATATAGACAAAAGGAGTTTTTGCTCCTCCTTTAGCTATCTTTCCTGCTTTTGCAGAATCAACGTCAGATAAATCTACATTCTTTAAATAAACAGAGGGGGTATAACCTATTACATTACTTTTTTTATTAGCAGGTGATAAAGTTGCATGATATGCACCATATTTTCTATAAGCATTTATATCAAATCTAGAACCAACTCTTATTCCTGTTTCTATTTTTTTATCTAATCCTACTATTGGGCCTTCTCTTTGTTTACTATTAAGAGAGGATATTATAGCTTTTGAACTTAATATTTCAGGTACTTTTTCTTGAATACTGTAAGGTTCTATTTCATCAACTTTTTTTCTAAACTCCATAAGTTGATCTGTGTTAGTAACTTTTTTAGTTGCAGGGTCAAAATTTAATTTAACAGCTTGTTGTTTAATAGCATTTAATACAGGGTCATTTGCTTTTGTATCTCTTGGTGGATTTTTATTTTGCTTTTGCCACGAGGTAATTAAACCCTTTTGATCTAATATTTGTCTATACTCTTGTACAGGCACATTTATATCTAAGTCTTCTTCATATACACTTTCAGGCAATTCCATTGTGCCTAAATCTTCTCTTTCAAGTTGCTTTTCTTCTTCTGTTAACATTTCAGCAGTAGCTCTAGCCATAGCACCTCTTCTAGTAAGAGCCTGTCCTGCAACTCTAGCTGCTGCTCCTGCTATAGGTGCTAAAAGTCCTGCTAAAGGTGCTACCATTATTTATTATTCTCCTGTTCAGCATTTACATAATCTCTTAAATGCTTTAAATAATTAATAGTTTTCATAGAGCCTTGTGCTCTATAAATATCAATTGGATCAGTTGCTTGTTCCATTGTTTTATGTTCTATGTCTGTTAAAAAATTTAACAACTCATTAAATGCTTTCCATTGATTTGTATTGTTTACAAATGTTTTAAGCTTGAGGAGGTTGTGCTGCTGCTTGTTGTTGTTGCTGTGGTTGCTCATTGCCTGTGAATCCTTGTTCTCCAGGTATAGGTACTTGTCCTACACCTATGTTTCCTCCACCTGACCCTGTAGGATCTGCTACGTTAGGTACACCAGGTGCTCCAGCTTGTGGCTGTTGCATTGGTGGTTGAGGGGGTTGTTGTTGTTTCATTATCTCTGCTTGTCTTGCTGCTTCTTCCATATTATTAGTTACTTTATCTGGATCTAAATCCATTGACTTAGCTATCTCTCTAATTATGTAAGAAAATTTAGCAAAGGGTGCTAGTGCAGGATTGCTAGATACTTGTAAAAATTGCATTAATCTTTGACTACGAACCTCATTAGCCATTAAACTTTCTGTGCCTCTAGCCTTAACTTCTAAATCACCTTTAATTTCTTGGTCATAATCAAATTGCATATTAAAACTAAAGAATGCTTCACCGATAGGTCGTAATAAATAATCATCAACATTTTTAATAACTGTTTTAATTGAACCTGATGCTGCGTTCATTAGCATACTAATACCACTTGCTGTTCTTCCGACACCTGACACACCTGTTTGACCATGTGCAAATGATGGGAATCCTGTTGACTCATCTGCTAACACTCTTGCCTTGTCAAACAATTGCATGTTTTCATTAGATACGTTAGGGAATTTAGTGCCGAATATTCCCTGACCTGGAGCACCTCCTTGTCTTCTAAATACTTTACCTGGATATACAGATAAATCTTGTCCTGGCACCATATTAGTTTCATCTACCTCGAAGATGAGATTACCTGATAAGACTGCATTATCAACTGCCATACGCATAAAACCATTCATCAAAGTTTGTGTATCGTCCATGTTTTCTGCGATACCTATTCCGAATAAAGAGTAAGGGTTTAATTCGTAAGGAACTGCATAATACGGAATCTTAGCAGGTTTAAAAGGATTAAGAACAAGTCTTATTATTTTGTTGTTACACAACCATACATTAGCTTGTAGTTGATCTACATTTCCTAAGTCTTCAGGTATATCTACCTCGTTATCTTCTAATAATTTTTTATCAACTACACCCCAATATTCTAATACCTCGAATCTATCTATGCCTTTATCTACTTGATAGTCATTAAGATCATCTTCCCAATATTTTTTGTAATAAGATTCTCCTAACTCAATTACTTCATCAATTACGTTTGTTCTAAAGAAAGGTCTTTTCTTTAAACCTCTCATTTGAGAACGACTCATCTTATGTCTTTCAACAACATATTCAGCATTGTCCATATTATCTGCATCAGGATCTACATAAAAATTCCAAACACTAACATGTGATGTAGATGGTACAGTTTTAATTCTAGGATCGTATTCGCCATCTTCATTCCAATTAGGATATTCTTTATCTACTGCAAATGGGCCTTTCATAACTCCTGTGCCAAACAATGCCATTTCAAATGCAGATGATCTTAATTGTTTAGAAGCATTGCTTGCATCTAACTGATCTTTAATTTTTTTCTCCATCTTTTTAGCAGCAACCATTGATGGATAAAAGGTGGTAGCAGTAGGTGTAACACCTGCACCCTCTTTTAAATTTTTTATATTTTCTAATTTATCTTTTAATGGCCCTAATCTATCCATTAAAGAATATATGGTTGCACCTGGTGGTAATCTATCCCCACCTGAATAACCATATAAACTTTCCATTGATTTAACCATAGGAGCTACTTTAGGTCTTTCTTGTTCTTCAGGTGCTTTAGGATCAAAATGAACTGCATCTGCTGCACCTTCAGGTAATATGCTAGGCTCAACACTTAATGGGAAAGTATTATTAGAAAATAAAACATCTGTAATTTGATTATATGCTGCTAAAACTTTAGTTTTAGTTACCTTGATAAATACTCTACTTTTTTCTGCTTCAGTAAACTGTACATCAGGGCCATATATACCACGATAGTTTCTGTATGCTCTAAGCCATCTCTCTTCATCTATTCTTCTTGAATCTTCTGCTTTTACATACTTCTCCATTACATGCGACACCATTGCATTTACAATAGTATCTTCAGTAACAACATTTTTTTCTTTATCATCTAATGCAAATTGTCTATCTTCTGTGTATTCTTCTTCCATTTAAATTTCCTTAATATCCCATAACAGGATCTGATGGTGTAAAGCTAGAAGTCTTTGCAGTATTAGGATCATAATCCCACAAACTAGATCTAGGTCTACTCATTAATCCATATCTTAAAGCATCATACAAATGATCCTCTGATTTAGTGTTTATATCCTCTGGATTATTTTTATCCAAAGGTAACACAGGTAATTGTGCAATTAAATTTCTACAATTGCTAGTTATAACCATTCTTGGCTCTTCTGTAAACTCATCTATTTGTAATCTTCTATGTATTTCATTCTTACCTGCCACTCTACTACCTGCACTTCTATCTGATGGCCTCCATCTACACCCTTCCATTATCATGGTTTCTGCAATAGATGGGCCTGTATCTCCTCTTCTATGCCAACAAGATGAATCTAAAACCCCATATCTAATTTTTCCATCTTGTTGCTCTATATCTAGTATCATATTGGCTAAATCTTTAGCTAATACTTTACTAACATACAATTCTCTATAAACTATTACCTGTTCATCAGGTGCTACAGCAAACCATAATACTGCTGAATAACTACCATACCCATAATCACATGATCTAAATCTTGTCCAACTGCTAGGTATAGTTTCATCTTCAATTACATGTATATCTCTATTAAATTCTGTAAATGCTGCACCCTCAGATACATCCCAATTACCATCTAACAATTGTTTTCTTTGATTTTCAGGTAATGAAAGCAACATTGTTTCATAATCACCTTGCTCTGCTAAGAATGGATTATCCATTAATGATGCAGGTATAAATTTTCTTTTAAATAAAGGTTCTCCCTCCTTACTATGTCCTTTTGGGTAAGTTAAAACATTCCCTGTTTCTATATCTGTAGCCCAAAAAGAATCATTAGGCTTTGCAGGATCAATAAACATCTTTTTTACCCATGCATGTCCAGGCCCACCAGGATTAGTAGTGGCTCTAGCATATACAGGTAAGTCTTTTGCTGTACTTCTAAGCCTTGACCTCATATAATCCCAAGGAAAAGGTGTAGGCCATTGAGTTAACTCGTCAAATCCTACCCAACTAAATGCTAAACCTTGATATCTAAGTACATCTTCATCTCTATCAAGGTACGAAAACCATAATCTTGCTCCACTTGGAGCTACCCATTGCATTTTTCTTTCTGACCACTTAATGCCTGGGTATATCTTAGGGTACATTTCTTGACTTTTCCAAATCAATTCCCTTAATTCTTCCGTTGTATGCCTCAATAACAACCCACTAAACTGTGGGTGAGCCATATAACGTAGTGGATCAGCTAACATAGCATAGGATTTACCACCTCCTGCTGCTCCACCATACAAAACTTCTCTTTCACCTGCTGCTAAAAACCTAGTTTGAGGCCCAGCATTAGGTTTAAATATTACATTTTGCTCAGATAGATCTAATTCTTCTATATTCTTAGGTTGTTCTTGTACGTTTAACTTAGGCTTTTGTTTCTTCTGTACTCGTTTCTTTATAACCTTTGGTTTTTTCGTACTTTTCTGCAATCGAGATGGCTTTTTCAAGCCTTCTGGCCCATTGTCTAAGTGCCTGAGATTTCCTTTTGTTTCTTCCTTCATCTTTTATTCTTTTTAAAAGTCCTGTATGTGATATAGATCTGCCTGTAACCTTTTTTAACCATACTGCTACATGCCTTGATGAGTATCTCTTAACATATTCCTTTGCTTTTTCAAGAGCTTTTAACTCTTGTGGTATAGGTTCTAGAATATCAGGATCATCCTCAGATACTTTATATCCAAAAGGAATAAATTTAGATTTTTTTAAATAGGGGATTGGCACAAAAGATTCATTATCAAATGCTTCTTTAGGTTGTGGTAAAACCCAAGTGCCTATATCAGGAAGTTTCTCTCTCATTTTTTTTGTTTTAATTGAGATGCAATTTCTCGTTTTAAAAAAGCTTCTCCTTTTCTTTGATCTTTTAAAAAGTATTTTGCTTCACCAAGAAGATTATTGGTTTTTGGTGTAATTTTTTTAATTAGTCTTTGTGCATCTTCTACAGTTTTTATTTTTGTATTGCCTTTAGCTTTAGTATATATTTTAGAAACATCAAAATCTTTTATTGCTTTTTTTACTTCTTCTGAGTTCATTATTTCTCTTTTTAGATACTTTTCATCTTTAGGTCTAGTAATAGATAAATCTTTCCTTTTTGCATGTATATTTTTTTTTAACTGTTCATTAGCTTTTCTTTTGCCATATTTTTTTGCATAAGCAGCTACTGCTCTAGCAGTAATACCTATCAGCATTGGTACAGGTGCAACCATCTCATTACTCCTTTTCTATTTCTTTAGGTGGCAAGATCATCAAACCATTGTTAGCTTCTACCTGTAGCTTTTCTGTTTTAACAAGTCCTACTCTGTCTAACAAATCTTTAGCAGCAGTTAACTTGTCTTTCATGCCAAGCTCCGTAGGTTCAACCATACCACTAACAATTGACATGGCTGCTCTAGGAGCATTTCTTGCCATGTACAATTGAGTAGCCTCAACAATCTCTTCTTTAATTGCTTTAATGATTGTTGTGGTTGAATTATTAGGAGAGTATCCTGCTAATTCTTTTGCTCTAACAACATCTCCACCTGCTTCATCAAATAAAACATCAAGAAACTTTTGTTGTTTTTCAGTTAAGGTTTTCATGTTACTTTTCTGTAGCCCCTTGTTTTTTTGGCAATTTTACTAGGTTGAGCCACAAATTGTTTGCCTTTTCTAGTGCCTTGTCTCTTAGCTCTGGTAGTTGCTTTATACTCTGCATCAGATAAACTGGCAATTGCTCTAGATGGTAAATACCTTTCGCCTGTAGCTTTCTTACCTTGTGTGCTAGGTTTCCCACTTTTAGTTCTCCATTTCTGTGCTGTCCATGATTTTAAACTTCTTTGCGATTTAGCTAATGCCATATTATTTTTTTCTTTCTTTAGTTTTTAGTTTCATAGCATTGATAAACTTTCTATATACAGCAGCAGCTTTTAATTTTCCTGCTACCTTTGCTCTTTGTTCCATAGCTATTGCTGCTTGTATCTTATGTGCATGTGTTCTACCACTTTTTTTAATAATTGCAACACTTCTTTTAGCATCAGCCTCTGTAGCAAACTTTAAACCTTTGATCGTACCTTTAGGATCTTCATCTGTGTACAAATCAGAATGTTTCTTAGACTTTCTAGGCTGTCCTTTCTTTCTAGCTATTCTAGGCTTGGATGTCAACTTTTGTACCCACCCCCTGCTTTTTTATATTTTTGTGCGAGCATTTGGGCTTTTCTTGCCGACCATTGTCCAGGTGCTCCACCTTTGCCACCTGCCTTAACTTGATTAAATATTCTTTTTCGTAAAGTTGGTTTCGTATAGTTTCCAGCCACATTTACTGTACTCTTCTTTTTTATAGCCATATTTATATTACCTCAAAGGATCAAAAAATTCTTCTGCCGATAATGTTAATGTAAAATTACTAGTAGCTCCTGCACCTGCAAAAGCTACTAACTGATCCCCACTATGTAATGCTAATTGATCACCATCTAGTATATTAGTAATTGAACTAGACTCCATTCTTAGTCCAGTTACTAATGTGTTATATGCTGAAGCTGAGTTATCGAATAACTGAACGGATACTTGCTTACTCCCCCCACTTCCTGAACTAACCAAAAGTAATTTAACCAATGAAGTAAAATTAGTAGGACAAGTATAAAGGGAGGTTGCATTAGCTGTTCCATCCGTAGAAGTTACATTTACAGTTTCAGTTACAAATTTTTTACTACTATTATTTGCTATTGGCATATAAATTATTAAATGTTATTTCTGGATCTGTATAACTATCATCTTGTTCTGCACAATGTATATACTGGCTAGGTCTAAAATCAGGAGCACCCTCACCAGTAACCCAATATGCAGGGCTTGTTACTCTAACTCTGTTATTAGGTAAAGCTACTACGTTACCTTTCCATTGCCCCTCAGTCAGTATCATCACATGTGATTGCTTGTGTTGAGCAGGGTCATCACTCACTTGGCTCTCTGTAAAATCTACTGTAAACAAATACCTAGATTTATAAAAATCTCCATCTATCTTACAAAGCCAAGGGCTAGGATTAGCTCTAGCAAACCTAACTATGCTGTGATAATGTGATGGGCAATCCCAAGGTTGTACTAAATGAGTAGGCATCCTTTCAGGCCACTCATCTAATTCTATATCTCCAACCAAAGCACTAATGGGCATTCTAGCCCACATAGCACCCCCATGTACATTTTCCTGACTACCATCGTCAGCTTCACAACCTGTAAACATTACCTGAAAACTTAAACTTCTATCAGGCATTGTATTTACTGCCATAACTATTGCATGGATAAATTC